TAAAACAGACAATTTTAATTTAAGCCCCAATGAATTTGTTGCACAGCATTATGCTAAATATGGTATGGGTGAAGGCAGGGCATCTCCAATTACGCCAATGCCAAGTTCGTTAAACAATGTATTGAGCATGATTTCTAAGTGAGAGCAGAATGAATTACGAACAACTGCGTAGCATGGTGTCTGGTAGCAATCCACAAGATGTTAGCTATCAGGACATTATCTCTGGTATACAAAGCCAGTACACGCCACAGACGCAGTTTGCGCCTACACGTTCGTTGCTAGATACCATTGGTACACAACTACCAGAGCAAGAAAGAATTGCTTATGGCTCGTTGCTACAGGCGCAACCTAGAGTTTTGCCAACACCAATGAAGCCAGTAAGTCCTGATGGCATGGCTAGTGTTGATTCTGGGAATATCAATAGTACCAATATTGATACAGGCAAGATTACTGGTAATACAGCAATTGACAATACGCTTGTGTATAACAATGACTTTACTAGAACTGGTGATGTAACCACAGGTAGCGCAACAGATAGAGGTCTATTTGGTACTAACGTAACAGGCACAGATGTGGCGAATGTTGCAGGAACAGTTGCGCCTATTGCTGCTTTGGCAGGTAACTCAGACCTTGTTAAGACAGCCATTGCGTTAAATCTAATAGGTTCTGCTGCTGATATTCGCACAGAGCAAGATGTTTTGAATCTTGGTGCAAAGGTGGCAATGCTTGCGGCAGGGCCAGCAGGTAACGCATTAGCCGCAGGTTTAGGCTTTGCTTCTGATAACACCCCAATGACAGTTAATGCTTTGCTAGGTCTAACCAACCCAACATTGAGCCTTGTTAACAGCATCTCTGGCAGTCTTACTGGTTACACACTAGGCGACATTGTTAATGGATTACTAAATGCACCAGAAGGCTCTGTTTCTGAATATGGTCTATTGGGTGCTGCTAATCTAGCCAATACTGCTGATGCAAGCAGAAGAAGGGCGGGTGCTGCCTATGACAGTATGGATGCAAATACCTTGAGGGTGCTTGCTGAACTTGGTGACCAAGACGCTATTGCCACAATAAACTCCATGTCTAGTGGCGGTTCTACCTATAACCCAATAAGTGAATTAGGTACAGCTAGAGGTAACAGTTACTTTAATCTGTTTACACCTGTTGGTGGGGCAGCAAAGCCTAACCCAACTATAACGAGGGCTATCCTTGCAGAATAACGACAAACACATCTTGGCTCAATGGGCTAAGAACCTATTAAATGATGACTTTTTCAAAGAAGTCATAGATAACTTGAAAAATCAGCAGATTAGTGTGATAATTAACACAAATGCTGATGAGTTAGGTAAGCGTGAGGATGCTTATCATCACATTAAGTCTATTGAGTTGATTACAGGACACCTAGAAGGCTTGGCCTCGGAGACTGTGATTAGAGAGAAGAAATGGAAAATTTTGTAGCCTAAAAGCTACCCTCCGTCCAGAAGGTTTCTGGTGATTATTGAGATGACAAATGGAAAACACCAACCCTAATGGGAGTGAAAGCCTAGATGTAAACCAAGCCGCTTCAGCGTTTGAGGGCATGATGGGTGATTCTGAGGAAGCCGAACAAGGCCAATCTGAGGAGCAACCAGAGGAACTTCAAGAGACTGATGAAGTTGAATATTCTGAAGAAGAAGAACCGAAGCAGAGATATAAAGTCAAAGCATCTGGTGAGGAAGTCGAAGTAGAACTAGACGAACTTATCAAGGGTTATCAACAAGGTACGGACTACACTAAAAAGTCTCAGGCTCTAGCTGAGCAACGTAAGGCTATTGAAGCTGAACGTGGCCATTTAGAGCAGGTTAAACAAGAGCGACAGGCATATGCCCAGAAGTTGCAAGCGTTGGATAGCTTCCTTACGCAGCAAAATCAGGGTGTGGACTTAGATGTTTTAAAGGAAACAGACCCTATCGGTTATGCGGTAGCGGTAGCTGAGCAGAGTCAGCGTGAGAAGCAGTTAGCAGTAGTTAGGAATGAACAGCAACGCATTGCCCAACAGCAACAAGCCGAGCAACAAGCCACACTGCAAAACCATCTCCGTCAAGAATCTGAGAAGCTAGTGAGTCTGATTCCTGAGTTAGCTACACCACAGGGTGATGCGGTTCGGAAACAAATCCGTGACTATGCGAAATCTGTTGGGTGGACTGACCAAGAACTCAGTTCCGTATATGACAGTCGTGCTGTGAATACATTGTATAAGGCAATGAAGTATGAGCAACTTCAAAAGAGCAAACCAGAGTTGAATAAAAAACTCCAGTCTGCTCCCAAGATGATGCGCTCTGGTACTTCTGCACCTCCTACTAGGTCTTCACAAGACAAACAGGCAATGCAAAGGTTGCGTGAGACAGGAAAAGTCTCAGACGCTGCCAGAGCATTTGAACGATTTTTATAAATTTTGGAGTATTAAATTATGGCTACCTATCAAACATATACCGCAATCGGTATGAGAGAAGACCTTTCGGATGTTATCTATAACATCTCACCAACCGAGACGCCCATGATGAGCAGTATCGGTAAAACGAAAGCAACTGCTGTTTACCATGAGTGGCAGACTGATTCACTTGCCAGTGCTGCTTTAAATGTGGCAGTCGAAGGTGCGACGGCATCTGACATTACTATTTCTCCTACGACTCGTGTGGGAAATCGTTGCCAGATTTCACAGAAGACAATCAAGATTTCTGGCACTTTGCAAGCTGTGGACAAGGCTGGTCGTAAGTCTGAAAAGGCTTATAACTTGGCTAAAGCCTCTGCTGAAATCAAGCGTGATATGGAATTGACATTGCTCAGCAACCAAGTTGCTACCAATGGTAACTCCTCTACTGCTCGTGCTTTGGGTGGCTTGCAAGCATGGTTGGCTACTAGTTACTCTGGTGGTACTTCTGGTGTTGCTGGTGCATCTGGCACTACTGCTCGTACTAATGGTACTAACCGCACTTTTACAGAAGCAATTTTGCAAACTGTTGTTAAGAGCGTTTATACCGCAGGTGGTAATCCTAAAATCTTGATGGTTACACCAGCGCACAAGCAAACAGTATCTGGCTTTGCTGGTATTGCTGCTCAGCGTTACATGGCTCCATCTAATGCGCCTACTACGATAATCGGGGCGGCAGACGTATACCTGTCAGATTTTGGTACTCTGAGCGTGGTTCCCTCACGTTTTATGAACAGCACCAACTCTGCTGACGATGTTGCGTTCTTGCTTGACCCTGACATGGCGGCTGTAGCTTATCTGCGTCCTTTCCAGACCAACGAGTTGGCTGTAACTGGTGACAACGAGTCCACACAGTTGTTGGCTGAGTTCACATTGGAAGTTCGTAACGAAGCTGCTCACGGCATTATTGCTGACTTGACTTAATCGTTAGGTGACCCCAAAAATGCCTCAGACTAATCCTCTGGGGCATTTCTTTTTCTAACAAAACTGATAGAATTAGACTATGCAAAACCCTGTCAAATTTAGAGATTCTGTAGTCCATTCTGATGGCGATGGCGGCATTGTTATTGAGACTCGTCAAGATGTAACGGGCATCATTGAGCAAAACAAAAAAGAATACAACTCTTTTGATGAGAGAGCAAAATGGTCAGATGAATTGTTTGGCAATAAGGTTGCGTCAATTCCAATGACTGTGATTGACGACTTAAATCACAAGGGCATCATGCGTGGCTTTGCTGTGCTTGATGAGAAACGCTTTAAGGCTTGGTTAAATGAGCGTGATAACAGAGTTTTTAGAACTCGAACTGGAGTGGTATGAGTTACGCAACATACACAGCGTTAAAGGCTTCTGTTGCTGCTTATTTAGCACGAACAGACTTAACTGACCAGATACCAGACTTCATTACATTTGCTGAGAATCGACTCCGTAGAGAGTTGCGTATCCGTCAGATGCTGAAGACAGTAACAGCGACTACGACAGCAGCAGATGGCACAGTAGGTTTACCAACAGACTTCTTAGAAGTAAGAGATTTTGTGGTGAATGGTAATCCTGTTCAGCCATTGAACTACTCTAGCCCATCTGCGTTTTCTCGTAACTCAAGAAGCACAGACCAAGGTAAACCACTTGATTACACAGTCCTTGCGTCCGAGTTCCAGTTAGCCCCACAGCCAGATGCTGTTTACACATTGAAGTTGCTTTACTTTGCTGCTCCCGAGTACCTGAGTTCTAGTGTTGCTACTAACGTATTTTTGGCTAATTGTCCTGATGCTTTGCTTTATGCTTCTTTGATTGAAGCAGAGCCGTATTTAATGAACGATGCTCGT